TTTTTCCCAAATAAATTAGTTTGTTTCATAATATTAAAAATTAAAAACCTCCCCTAAAAAACATTAAAACGATTTTTACATGGTCGTTGTAAGTAATAAAATTAAAAAGCCAACGCTCTTTTGTTTTTTCAAAACAATTTAGTTTGAGTTTCTTTTTTAGGGAAATATTTGCAACCACTATTGCCAAAATCAAAATGTTCTATTTTATAATAAACTCTTGATATATTGGTCATTTCAGCTTTTATAATAGGTGTAAGTTTTTTTCTAAAAATTAACGCTCTTTTTTCTACATATTCAGAAAGTTTATCAGTTGTAAAATCTTCAATATATTCTACTCCGTATCTATGCCATACAAAATCTTGCCTATTAAATCTTCTACCTACTATTTCGCCAAAAGTTATAATTAAGCCTTTTTGAGCAATATCTAAAGCAAAATCAAAACAATCAAAAGCACTTCCAAATGGGTCTAAATCTACTATATCAAATTTTTGTTTTCTGTGTTGGTAAAGAAAATCAAAAGCATCTAATTTAAAATTAGCACCCTCTACTTTTAAATCATTATCAATAACTTTTAAATCTGTGTTTTGTTTATACCAACTAACACCACCACTAAAAGCATCTAAAATATTATCTGCATCAACTTCTTTTAAGAATTGTTTATTGTATTCATACTTTAAATCTCTGTGTTTATCATTATATGTATCAAGTTTATTCATCATTTTGTAATACTTTCTATTACAAGAATATGCAGTCCGTTCCAACTGCTTTCCTATTACATCAAATCCAAAACCTTGTTTTTTAAGTTCAAGCATTTTTTTTATTTCTGCTTCGCTCCACTTTTTAGGTAAAGATTTTATTACTCCGTTCTCAAAATTTTTATTTATCATATCATAATTTATATTTAAAAAAACCTATAACACATTATAAAAAACATTAAAACGATTTTTTATAATTCACGTTAGGTTTAATACTAATCTTGGTCAATATCAAACTCATTCCTTAAATCTTCTGCTAAACAAAAAGCATCACACTCAGCTTCATCAAATTCTATTGTATCTATTTGGTATGCGTTTTCGTCTAACATTTTTATAGCCACTCTAACTAAGTAGTTTTTTCTTGTTTCGTTTTCTTTTTGCTTTACTTTTATCATCTTAATTTAATTTATTTATTAATAACCCGTACTAAAACCTAACAACGTGTATATTGCATAGGCTACGCAATACGCACCATATACAAACCGTTATAAACAATAAAATTTAAAAGCTCGCTCAATAATATTTGCTGCTTTTAAAGGCTCAACACCGCTAAAGCAAAGTTTACCAAACCATTTATCTATTTGTTCAGTTTCGTCTAATATCCAACTTTCATTTTTCTTAATAAAGTCATTCGTAAATTCTTCGATTACCGCTTCACAATAGTCTGTAAAGCCATCTTCAGGTGGTGTTGTTAAGTATCTGTCAAGTGATTGTTTCCAATTCATAATTTTTACAGTTTATAACAATGTATAAAATCAATAAGGGTCACAGTTTACCATTCCGTCCTCCAAGTATGGTTACTCTCGGCAGCAGCAATAAACCTTTCCACTCCCTTACTGTTTTTATACTGAACGTTATCTTCTTCTGATATATCTCTTTATCTTTCCATTTTTTTTATAAACTTCTGCAAGTACAAGTGAATAGTTTGTTTCTGCGTTCTGCACATATTTTACTTCAAAATCATTAACATCCTTAACAACATTCATATCTTCAGGGATAAAACGTGAGTTTACCTGTGCAGCTATATAAGCAAATACAGCACCGAAGATTCCATCATCGTAATCATAGCGAAGGTCGGNAGCCTGAAATCTACTCTGTCTTATAGCNTTGGGTGATCTTAAATCCTTTTCCACAAAAGTCTTTAGCTGTAAAAAGAAATAAGGTATATATATATTATCTGCAAAAGCGTCTGTCATCTCTATAATTTTATTGGCTATATGTCCTGCCGTATTCGATTTATTGTTTATCCCCCACCCTTTTGTTCCTCCAGACCTCATATACGGAGGAAGTTCATTATTTGTTACCAACCTTCGGTCAAAACCATGTTCCTTTAAAAAATCCTTATACATATCCCCTATATTATTTTCCAACAACTCTTTACATCCAAGACTTCCTGGAACTCCATAATATAAACCCATCAACATGGACTGCATAAAACATTGTTTAAAATCTTTTACCCTATAAAACATCATTGCAGATATGGTGTTCTCATAGGCGTCCCATATAGAACTGCTCATCTTAGAGTGTCCTGATTCGCTACTTATAGGGTCAGTACCTTCATAATAGCGATATTTCCAATTCTTTTCAGGTTGCCTAAAGATAACTGTCGTAGAGTTAATATCTGTCGAATCTGATGAAGGTATCCATGTAGCACCTGTAATCCTGTCATCGGTATATTTAGGTTCAAAGAAACCATATTGAATAGAATCCTTTTTCTTGAGATTATATATCTTAATAAGATGCCTGTTGATAACCGATATAGGCAATAGGGTCTTTGCACTACGCAGAAACATATCATCAATAGAGAGTGGGTAGTGTTGATGAAACTGAACCCTCGACCTCTCTTTATCTGTTCCGGTGGCAGAATAATAAACTTTCTTCTCCGATTCATATATCTTATCCGTCATCCCTTGTCTTGCATAGCAATCAAAGAAAAGAGGTATGATACCATAGTCAAACTTCCTTTTCTTAAAATGTTTTAACGCTGCTTTAAACTCCGATTCAAAGATAGCTCCCGCTGTCTCCATCTTACCACCCGTACCCCAACAGAGTAGCTGTCTTCTCATAACCATCTTCCCTGTCTCAGGATTAAAATAAAATAACGTAGGACGACCTTCATTCATCATCTCTGTAAATATATCTATCAGCCCTATTTCGTCTATCATGGTAAGGTTAGGGCTTCCACCGTTTATAGCATCTACCTTTGGTGTTACTACCTCTATCCTCGAATTAGCACCTGCCGTCTCTCCTTTAACAGACCTGTCTGTCAATGCAAGCATATTGTGTGAATCATTGGCTACTTTCTGCTTGAACCATTTAGGTAACACTCCAAAAGACCACCTTATCTTATCCCTGAAAATCTCTTCTCCTTTCTCTTTTGTATGCGTGATGAACTTGACAAAATAACTACTCCTGAAATTTATCCTCGCATCACCGAGTAAACCCATGATAGATGTAAAACCTATCTGCCTACCCTTACCTATTATAAGATTATATCCACAATCAGCTAAAAAACAAACTACCATCTGTGGTATCCATGCCTTCATCTTCAAAAATCCACCCTTAGCATCCCCTTCCTTCAGATAACCATACTTATTAGCAAAATAAGCCGAGTTCTCTCTACACCTACCTGCCTCCCTGTCAATATAAAATAACTTATCTTCATCAGTTCGATAATCTGTTATCTTATCTGTCTGCCTCATCCATAGTTCCACTTGCCTCTTATACAACTCAAAGGGAATATATGTGGACATATTCCTCCATCCACTATTTATGCTATCAATGAACCTTACCAACTCATCAGGATATTGAAGCGGAGGATGTTTAGGCATCCACTCATCACTACTTATAAAAGTATCCCTCTTCTCTATTCGCTCCCTTTCCTTATTTATTTCTTCGGGATTTAATGAGCTTCTCAACATTTAGTATGATTTTACGATAATAACCTTCTCTTGCACGCATATCTCTACGCATATAATTGATGTGTGAACGCAATACGACCATAAACTCTTCAGGCGTTAAATCGCCCTTTTAACCTATTACATTCAACACAACACCAAACCTTATTGTTGTTCGACAATATGCCACCCTTGCTCTTAGGTATAAGATGATCTTTCGTCCTATTATAGTCGTCTAATGGACGTGAACAATAATAACAGGTGTCCTTGTCAGGCTTTGGTATCCTGACACCATATCCAGACACTTAAAAACTTATCAGAGTTTTAAATCAGATAACCATGCAGGCATCGTTACTTTTTTGCCTGAGATACTGATCTCGTCTCTCGGAAACCAATGGTTCTCACCATCTATCCTTAAACAAATATCAGGTCTTTTATCCTTGTTGTCAAACACTACCTTTTCTACAACATGGGTAGTAGTCTTAATTTTTTTTTCTTTCTTTTTTGCCATCTTTTCTATTTTTTTAGTTAACAATGCAAATATAATAACTTTTTACTTCTCAAAATTTTTCACTATTTGCCACTTCTTCTTTGAGTAAAAATCAGTATCAAAATAATAATGACCGCCCTTAGTTGTTATCTCGTGATTCTTAAACCACCAGGTTGTCTCCTTAAACTCCCTCACCAAAAACTCGTTCTCAGACCAACCCCCTGTATGTATAGCTACCAAATTACCGTCCTCCTCAATAGAGCCATGATCATAATCAAATAAATCCTTGAACAATAAAAACGCCTCGTCAGATAAATTAAAAGCCTCAGAATCTACCCTAACTATTTTATTATTCTCCTTTTCAAATACCAAATAATTACTAAACCTGTTTTCCATTTTTTTCTTTTCTACAAATATAATACTTTTCTTTTTTTCTTTTTTTCTTTTCTAATTAATCCCTATATAGTACTATTATATAATATATAACTA